TTATCATTATCAAGGGCATCGGCCATGTCATCTTTCGCAGCCTCCATTGTGTCTACTGTACTTCTCCAATGAAAGCCATCTGCGCCTTGCGTAAAGACTCCATACATTTTTTCTTCCTCCTTTATCTACTGGACAGGATTGTCCCGGCAAGACACTAGGCCTAATACCTATCGCCTGTTGCCTAATGCCTTGCAAGAATCCCCTATTCGTAGCTTACACTAAATTCTACACCATCTCGGATAAGTCCACAGATAAACTGTTGAAAACTATCTATATCCTTGAACTCGCGAGATTGCGCTTCAGTTTCTGTAACATACCACAGGACAACTATCGTATACTCCAGTTCTTGTCCCATTAGGCTACTTCCTCATCCAACTGATCTGCTTCAATCCCCAGATCAATATCATCTACAGACGAATTTCCCTTAGCTTCTTTCTTGAGTCTGGCCGCCTTGATCTGCGCCATCTCGAGGGCAATCGCCTTATTACTGATCCAGGACTTCCTTTTATCTGCATCGGCCTTTTCGACTGCCGCGCGAACTACTTCCGCGGGCACCTTCTTTAATTTAGCCAGTGCTTCAATCAGGTCCTCAATCTGCTGCTTGTTCCCAGCCTCCCGGCCCTTGGTCCATTCTTTCTGAGCCAATTGAGCCTTCAGCTCTTCCAATGCCTCCAGCGCTTTGCCATACTCCTTACCTTTCGACAGATTGGCACAAGCATCTCCGAGCCGTTGACTGATTCCATGAAGGGCAGCTCTTTCCCAATTCTCCGGGCTGACATCAGACTTCAATACAACTACTGACTGTCCATTCCCGAGGGTGAAAGTAACTGAGCCTTCGCCAATCGTCTTATCCAGAAAGGGAATCTTCTTTTCATCCATAACTGTTGCCATTCTTTGCTCCTTTGAATTTGAACTGTGGGCAGGATTGCCCGCGATAGGCGCTATTTCTAACGCCTATGACGTGGAAGCCTAGTTCCCTCCTTGCTTCTGTTCCATTTTCAGCACAGCCAACCTAGTCTTGATAATTGCCCATGCTGGGACACCTTGCAGTCCGGCGAACGATAGAGCAAAATAACATTGATTCACTCTCACCCGGAAGCTAACCTCAGTCGCTTTTAAAATATCTCCGACAATCTCCCAGACCTTGGGCATTCTCTCTGCGCCTAGATAATCAACTGCGTCAGAGAAACCCTTGTATCTGCGCTCATCCCGAGACATTCCCTTATAACTAACTGTGTATCCCATTTCCTTTCTCCCTTTTCATCTGGTCGAAATTGACCGGAAGGGGAACTAGCATCCTACTTACTGCCGCCAATTCCCTATCCATTCAACTTCAAAGGAGGAGAAAAGATGAATCCAGATTTTTAAAGAACGGGGCTGGATTCGCCTGCATACCACGTGTACCCGATATGCACTGCGTCTTACATTATCCCCGAACAACCAGAAGTCGCCCGGTTCGCCGTGCCAGACAATGTTCCGTCCGACAAAAATCATTATACGCCGTCTGAAATATATTGCAAGCTGAAAATTCCGCCTCGTAACCCGTTGATTTCATTCAGCTTTTTCCTTTCCAGATACCCGTGGGGGGTATACCGGCCCCCCTCCCATGCGTCATGCCTAGCCAGGGGGGATGACCTCTCGCCGGACTACAGTTAATCAGGTAATTAAAGCAGGGAATAATTCCCATAGCTCTCACTTCGCATTGGCCAGCAAAAACAGAATGAGTTACAAAGCCCGGGAACTTGTATAAAGACAGGAGGTAAGAAATGGAACTGACGAAGGAACTAGTTGAGGGGCTCATCGCGGCGGAATACTGGACGACCGGGGACTCGGCGTTCGAGGACTGTCCCGAGCATCAGTCGCTAAAGCTGCTCACGATTTGTGTGCTGGTTCTACACAATGGCTTTACAGTCACCGGGACAAGCAGCTGCATCGATCCCGAGAAATTTGACAAGGAGCTAGGCCACAAGGTAGCTCGAGCGAAAGCTATACAACAGGTTACAGAGCTAGCCGCTTACGTCTTACTGGGAAAGGGGAGCTTCAATGGCTGAGATCAAGCGGGTCAGCTTCACGCACGAGGCCTTTGCGAATTGGCTGATAGAGAACCCGCATCGGAGCCTCCGGGACGCGGCGGAGTATTTTAACTATACTCAGGCATGGCTCTCCCAGATACTTCACTCAGATGCATTTCAAGAGGTCCTGCGCAAGAAGCAGGCGATAGTCTCCGCGGTTATAATAGCTGACCTTCCCGGGAAGCTTCGAGGCGTGGCGGACGTAGCCCTCAGCAAGCTGTCTGAGAAAATAGAGAAATCTGAGGACCCCAACTTCCTTCTGGACGCTACGGATAAGCTCCTGCACCGGATGGGCTATGCGCCATCTTCAGCTCGCAATCCCGGGGCGATTACTATACAGAACAATACTGTAAATCAGACTATCGCCGTTCCGCAGGAGGCACTAGCTACTGCCCGGAATGCACTTCTTGCGAAGGCCCAGCCTCAGCTCCTTCCAGAAGCTATCGAAGTAGTCCCTATTGAGAAAGAAGTCTCATGACTCCCCCGGACCACTTTACTCCGGCGGGGGACGTTATTTACGCGAAGCTAGTGTTGACTGATCCTCCGTTCCTAAGGAAAAAGAAATATACTGGCCGGAGAGCCGCAGGCGTCAGATATGAGAAGAAGGTTCAGGAGCATCTCCTGTTCCTGTATCCAGATAGTTATGTCCCTGGTCCTTGGCTTTACTTCCGCGCAAATGGCTCCGCGCAACACCGATGGTGTCAGCCCGATGGCCTCATCTTCGACGTTCCCCGAGGAATCATTACTATTGTTGAGGTCAAGTACAGTCATACCTCTGACGCTTGGTGGCAGGTGAAGAAGCTATATCTCCCGGTCCTCCGCAAGATATTCCCCGAGGATCTCTGGATATTCCAAGTCTGTGAAGTGGTCAAGTGGTACGACCCGGCTGTCTACTTTCCTGAGAACATCCAATTGACTGTAGATATAGCTCACCCGACGAATAAGTTCAAGGTACATTTATGGCGACCCTGATTGATGTGCCTCCCGTGGAACTGGTTCAGCTCTGCGCGGTAGATAATAGGCTATATGAAAAGACCTTCTTCGGAAAGACTGTCCGGCAGGCGGCTCCAGAATTCCACTATGAGATAGATGCTGCGTTGGAGTCAGATGCGAGGTATGTAGCTCTGATGATCCACCGGGATGGGGCTAAAACCTCTAAGTTCCGCATGTTCGTCTCGAAGCGAATTGCCTATGGTCTGACGCACACCGGGCTGCTTGTCTCCAATTCCCAGTCTCATTCAATTAAGACTCTTGACTGGGTTAAGCGGCAGATAGAGTTCAATACGCTATGGGCTAGTACCTTTCAACTTCGCCGGGGAGGGCGCTGGACCAGCGAAGAGATCGAGATCATCCACGGCATAGATGAGTATCCGATCTACATCTTGGCCCTTGGAATGACCGGGCAGCTTCGGGGCTTTAACCTGAATGATCGCCGGCCAGACTTCATAGGTGCTGACGATATAGATAATGAGGAGACTGCCGGCTCTATTGAGCAGAGGAAGAAGTCTAACGATCTGTTCTTCGGGGCACTTGCGAAGTCACTGGCTCCAGCCTCCGAATCTCCCCACGCGAAGATGGTACTGATGCAGACTCCTATCGCCCATGGAGACGTGATAGACACTTGCCGGAAGGACCCGCAGTGGCTCACGCTCAAGTTCGGTTGCTTTGACGAGCGCGGGAATAGCCGCTGGCCAGAACGTTATCCGACAGAGGTACTGCTCGCTGACAAGAAGGCGCATATAGACCGCGGGCAATTAGCTCTCTGGATGCGGGAGAAGGAGTGCGAAATAGTCCCCGAGGGAGGCGCCTCATTCAACCCGGACAATTTGAAGTATTTCGATATACTCCCGGAGAACCCTGTCTATCTGGTGGCTATTGACCCGGCCAGTAGTGAGATGAAGACTGCGGACGATCAGGTAGCTATGCTTTTGGCTTTCTGGAAACGGAATATTTATATAGTAGACTACACGGCGGAGAAAGGCGAGCTTCCGGAGGTTGTGGCAAATACTATTATCCAGTGGTCGCATCAATATACTCTCCTTGGAATCTGGGTCGAGACTATAGGCTATCAAAAGGTTCTCAAGACATTCCTCGAGCAGGCTATGGCGAAGGCCCGAAGATACGTGGCTGTCCACGCTGTCCAGGATAGGCGCAAGAAGTCTGACCGCATTATCCAGGCTCTCGGGAACGCGTCAGCTCTCGGACGCCTCTTCATTCGCACGAACCAGACAAAGTTTATCCAGCAATATACCAGTTACTCCCCTTTGTCTAAAGAGCATGACGATGTCTTGGACTGTGCAGCTATGGGAATTGAGGCTGGCGCGCAGATGCAGATAGACGACTGGATTGAGGCCGAGTATGACTCAGTCAATGAACCTTCACTAAAGAAACTGGAGTTTAGATCATGCCCCTGATGGAAATCCCCTTTGGCAGTAAACAGCACACGCAAATCATCTCAGCCTTTCGGGAGCGACTAAAGATTGCCCGGAGCGGCCTTTCCCAGCGCTCAGACAAATGGAGCGAGAATGAGGATATGCTCAAGGCGTATATCCCGGCGAGTGAGAATGACGAGCTAAGGAAGCAATCCCGTCGCTCGGGCCAGCCGCAGTACACGACTATTGAAGTCCCCTATAGCTATGCCATGATGCTTACCCTGCACACATATCTGGCTTCTATCTTCCTGTCGCGTACCCCGATCATGCAGGTGACTGGCCGCCACGGTGAGAGCCAGCAGGCAGAGCAATCCATCGAGGCACTCTTGGATTATCAGCTTACCGCGGGTGGAGGACTTCCTGCCCTATATGTCTGGTTACTGGACCCTCTTCGCTACGGCCACGGAGTTATCGGGCACTACTGGGACGAGGAACTTATCACCACGACTCAGATAGTGGATAAGCCTAAGACATTCCTCGGGGCAGAGATTCCAGGAACTAGCCAAAAGGTAAAGGAGACTATCCAGACCCGGGGTTATGTAGGAGCTAGGCTCTACAACGTCAGGCCCCAGGACTTCCTCTTCGATCCCCGTGTACCTCTGATGAAATTCCAAGATGGAGAATTCGTCATCCGCTTCAATCAGCTCGGCTGGAATAAGATTGTCGAGGGGAAGAACGCCGGGCGCTATTTCAATGTAGACCGGGCGAAGGAAGCAGCTACGCACTATGCTAAGGATCGGGACTTGGGCTCGCCCCGGACGACTCTCCCGGACAATGGCTGGCTAGATACTGCCCTCCGGATGGACAATGGCACAGCTCCTACCCGCGTATCTTTGCATGAGTTTTACTTCGAGCTTATTCCTAATGAGTACGGGCTAACTTCTAGTCCCAACCCGGAGCGCTGGGTATTCACAGTCGTAAATGAGCAGATTATCATTGGCGCCCAGCCCCTCGGGCTGTTTCATAATAAGTGGCCCTTCGACGTACTGGAGTACGAGATAGGCGGATATGAACTCTTCAATCGCTCCGCGCTGGAGATCACCAAGAGCCTGAACGATACTATCACGTGGCTGTTTAACTCTCACTTCTACAACGTCCGGAAGACGTTGAACGACATGTTCTTCGTCGATCCGAGTAAAGTAGAAATGAGGGATATGACTGATCCCAATCCCGGCAGACTCGTTCGGTTGAAGCCAGCAGCCTATGGCTTGCCTATAGACTCGTTCGTGAAGCAATTTCAGACCGTGGACGTTACCCGCTCTCACATGGCTGATACAGAGGCAGTCTCACAGCTAATGCAAAGGGTCACCGGGGCGACTGATAATATTATGGGGCAGGTGAATACCTCCGGCAGAAAGACAGCTACTGAGGTAAGAGGCTCCACGAACTTCGGAATGAGTAGGCTCAAGACTACCGGGGAATGGTGGAGTGCCACCGGCTTCGGCCCCTTGACGCAGAAGATGATTCAGCTCACTCAGCAGATGTACGACATGGATAGAAAGTTCAAGATAGTAGGCGATTTGTCCCAATGGGGCGAGCGTTATATCTCAGTCTCCCCGGAACAGATCGCTGGCTTTTATGATTTTGTACCAGTAGATGGAACTCTCCCCGTCGATCGTTTCGCTCAGGCCAATCTCTGGCAGCAGATATTCTCCGGGTTATCAGCTATGCCGAATGTAATGGCTGCTTACGATATGCCGAAGATGTTTGCGTTCGTAGCTCAGCTCGCGGGCCTGAAGAATATTACGCAATTCCGAGTACAACTTATGCCCGATGCCCTGATGCAACAGCAACTTGCCGCAGGTAACTCAGTCCCTGTCGCCGGGATAGCCCCCGGGAATCCTGCTGAGCCCGGGCAAATCCCTAACGTAGGAGCAACTGGATAATGACCTCACCACTAGAATCTCACTCATTGATTGAACAGAAAAAGGCCCTGGAGGAGCTCGCCGAGAATCGAGCTTTCCTCCATCTTAATTCGCTGGTGCAAGGGCAAGTAGATACACTCCAGCAAGAAATCTTATTTAGCCCATGCTCGAACGTTGACAGCTTAGTGGCCCAGGAGTATAAAAAAGGCCAGCTGGAGGGGCGGTTGTCTTGGGCGAAATTGCTCGAGACAGCTATTCAAAATTTAACTTTCGATATTCAGAACAAGCAAGAGGACGAGGAAAATGCCGGACTTGACGATGGAACTCCCTGAACCAATCGCAGCGCCTGCCGCTGCTCCCGTACTGGAGAATGACTCCGGTATTAATTGGGATGAGTATGCTGGTGCACAAGGCGCTGATGACAATGGCGAGGACTTGTCTACCACTGTTGAAGGTGATGTGGAGGTGCTCAATGTAGCTCCCCCGGCAGACGCTCCCCAGACTCCAGTTTCGCAGCCGCAGCAGCAACAGGTAAACAAGACCGCCGAGCCCCTGGTACCTAATGCTCCTGTGGCTGCACCCGTACAGGCTCCGCAGACTGTCGTGCCGCCGACAGCGCCAGCTACGACCTCCCCCGTAGTTTCTGTGGAGCCTACCCCTAAGATCCCCGTGGTTCCAGTTCAGCCTACTCTGGACTACGGTGCGATAGAGCAAGAGCAACTAGCTCAGCTGGAGAAAGTCTACGCTATCAATGACGAGGATGCTCAGAAGCTGCAAACCGAGCCGGAGATAGTACTGCCGAAAATGGCTGCGAATATGCACGTGGCTATTACTAAGAGCGCTATGGCAGCCCTGCAATCTATGCTCCCGCAGATGCTTGCCCAGCACCAGCAACAGGCCACGATCGAGCAACAGGCCCGGACTGACTTCTTCACTGCGAACCCTGACCTCCAAGGGCATGAGGATGCCATTCTGAAAGTAGGTCAAATGTTCCGCGCCGCGAATCCTACTGCGACAAAGGAACAAGCTGTAAAGATGATCGGAGACATGGTCAGAATGTCTCTCGGTCTCCCCTTCCAGACGCAAGCACCATCCCCGGTACAACAACCTACGGCTGTGCCTACGTCTGTCCCGTCGACTCCTAGCCCGGCACAAGTTATGCCATTTACCCCCTCAAGAGCAGGGGGAGGCGGAAGTCAGATTCAATCTCCAAACATATGGGATACACTTATATCTGACGACTAGGAGTAACAAATGGCAGCTATTGCTGGAATGCGGGGCACAGGAGACTGGGGCACCGATGAAAGACCAAAGAGTTTCAGGGAAGCAATTCTCTGGCGCAGTCCGAATGGGCAGGCCCCTTTGCTTGCGCTCTCGGCGAAAATGAAATCAGAGTCAGTCAATGACCCTGAGTTCTCGTGGTGGGAAGAAGAAATGAACGCGCTCCGCCTGACTATGGCGAATGGCACGGCGTACTCTTCATCTGACACTTCGATCGTGGTCAGCTCGAATCTGCAAGATGCGCAGGACGTAATCCCGGGCGACTTGTTCATGGTTGAGAAGACATTAACTTCTGCCTACGATCATGAAGTGATCATGGCTAGCTCTGTGACGAATACTACGACTGTTGTGTTCAAACGGGGGCAGCTCGGGACGACGGCTGCAGGGATTACTGTAGGAGCAAACCTGACGAAAATCGGGAACATATTCGAGGAAGGTTCCGGGGCACCTACCGCTTCCACGAGAAATCCGACGAAGCTTTACAACCTCGTCCAAATCTTCAAGACTGTCTACGAGATCACTAACACTGCGACCAATACCAAGGCTCGTACAGGCGACCCGGTGAAGAACGACAAGAAGCGCAAGATGTTCGATCACTCTGTCGCACTGGAATTTGCCGCGATCTTCGGTAAAAGGCACGAGACGACTGGTCCGAATGGCAAGCCGATGCGTTCCAGCGGTGGATTCCTCTACATGCTGTCGCAGTATGCTCCAGACATGATCACAGTCTTTTCTACGACCCCGACCGAGACGCAATTCACTGATGCCGTATACAAAGTGTTCAACTACGATACTGGCGCCGGCGATGAGCGGATTGTACTGGCTGGGAATGGAGCGCTGAACAGTCTGAATGCACTGGCTAAAAACCAAAGTCGGACGCGTGTCCACTTCGATGGCGTCATCAATCAGTACGGGATGAAGCTCCAGAAATGGATCATGCCTCAAGGCACGCTCTATGTCAAGACTCATCCGCTGTTTAACTTGCATGCCCGTTTCACGAACGACATGATGATTCTTGATCCGTCCACGTTCAAGATTCGGACTATGCGAGATACGCACTTCAAGGACAATATTCAAGACAACGATGCCGACGGCAAGAAAGGTCAGTGGCTGTCGGAAATCGGCTTCGAATTTGCCCACCTGAAGACCTCTGCGTGGCTCAGTAACTTTGTAGTGACTTAAGCTGTTAGGGGAGTATTTGTGGATATTATATCCGATATAATGTAGACATTTACTCCCCTTATTCTCTTCCATACTATGCCCTCAGAAAATCTCAATATCCTCATCGTAGTTCCTTCGGGAACGCACTGGCTCGCAGAATTTGGCACGAGCTTAATTAGTATGCTTGGCTACTTCGGGAATAATAGGGTAGGAACCTCCCGGGTGCAGCAATATCAAGTAACAAATGTCCGAGGCTCAATCCTTCCGAACCTTAGACTAAAGGGGCTAAAGGCAGCGAAACAGGTTAATGCGACTCATTTGTTGTACCTGGATTCTGATCATACGTTTCCTCCAGACACCCTTAACCGCCTGCTGAAACATGGCAAGGACTGTGTCGCGGCGAATTGCGTGACTAAGACTATCCCGGCCATGACCACAGCTCGTTCCTACAACGAGGACCCACAGGGAGCGCCTGTTTTCTCTGATCCTGAGTCGATAGGTCTGGAGCGTGTTTGGCGAGTAGGTACCGGAGTAATGCTGCTCTCCCGCAGAGCTTATCTCCAGATCCCTCATGACTCCTTCTCTATGATCTACAAACCGGAGACTGATACCTACCAAGGAGAGGATTGGACTCTGTGCGAAGCTATGGAACGCCGCAATATTCCTATCTATATCGACCATCGGTTGAGCCACGAGATAGGTCACATTGGAAACTTTAATTACACTCATGACTATGTTGGGACAATAATAAAGGAACCAGTATGAGCGACACAGTAAAAAAGCTTGTGCGTCATGGCTTTACTTCGCAACAGGCTCAAATTCTCGAGGAGATGTACCCGGAAGTAGTAAGGCATTCTAATCAATTTGAATCTGACGCTCAATATCGACTGGTGGAAAAGCCCGTTGGAGTACTGAGTTCTTCAGCTGTCGCGGCTTCCTGCACTTCCACCGGAACGGACGAGGTACTAGCCTCCTTCACTATTCCCGCCGGAGAGATACTGGAAAACAGTATTCTTCTATTTGAGCCTTTGTGGACGTACACGAACAGTGCAAATAACAAGGTTCTGAAGATTAAAGTAGGAGGTGTGACAATTTTCAATGTTACTCGCACAACCTCAGTTAAAGACGCTCCGCTGGTCGGGATAGCAAATCGCAATTCGCTTACCTCCCAGATCAATATGTATGATAGCTATTATGTGATCATTAGCTCCACAACTCCACAAACCTTTGCTATTGATTTCTCTGCTGACGTAATAGTGGAGATCACCGGGCAACGAGCAAGCGGCAGCGACACTCTTACACTTGAATACTTTTGCGTTCTCCACCGAGTGGGGGATTAAATGGCAGACTGGTTTGTTCGTCCTGATACTTCACACAGCGGAACCCGTGATGGCACATCCTATGAGACTGCTTGGGGAGGTTGGGCAGCGATAGTCTGGGGAGCGTCTGGAGTCAAGGCCGGAGACACGTTATACGTCTGTGGAGCGCATTCTATCACATCAACTGCAGCTGTAGGTAACCACGGGGCTCTAGATGAAGCAGGCCGCGTTATTATTCGCGGTTATTCCCCTGACCCCGGATCAATAACTGTTACAGCTACTGGAGGAGTGTTTTTTCAAATTGCTCGCAGCTATACAACGCTTGCCGATCTCACGATTACAGGGAACAAGAGCTTCTGCATCTACTTCTTTGCGCTAGCTCCTATCGCCGGAGTCACGATAGATAGCTGTACGCTCAACGGGGGGACAGCATCTATAATCTCTTTGGACAATTCATCAGGCACAATCCACACCGACCTGATAATAAACAATACTGATTTCATCGGAGGCTCCGGCTCAAGTTTAGGGTCGGCAATAAGCTGGCTCGGAGCAGCCTCCAATGCTCCGCTTACAGCCTTGGATCGAGTCACTATTACTAATAATCGTTTCACCGGCTGCACATCGAATAGAGCTGTTATTGAGATGTGGATTCAGGATGACGCACACGTAGACGCAAAAATGTCTGACATCATTATCACAGGTAATACGTTTACCAATTGTGGCGCGGCTGCAATGGAAATTTACGGCAAGACTGAGACTAATGACGGCTTGAGTAGCGGTTACGGCCTGAATACAGGAATTCGAGTAACAGATAACAAAATCTACAATCAGCAAGCTGTGGGCACTATCGGCGGCGGAATGGCTATAGGAGGCTTCGGGCCGTCACTTACCCCAGACTTTGGGGAGAACATTATAGCCCGTAATGAGGGCTACGTTCTGCATGGGCCTACAGGAATGGTCAACGTTTTCTATGGCACGTACAAAGTTTTCGATAACTACGCCGAGGACATAACAACAGGCACTATTGATGGAACTGGAGTCCTCTTCGATCACGACACGAGGGACTCTGTAGCCTATGGAAACCACTTCAAGAGACTGATGGGGCTTCCGGGGATATATTACAGTGGAAATGGCATTACCGTACTGGATTCAACGAATGTAAGAGCCTATGGCAATTTAATAGAAGACGCCTATTGTGGGATTCACTTCGGAAACAAGGAAGCAGGCCAATCTTCTGATATCCACAACAACACTTTCCTCCGCTGCGCAAGGGCTGTAGACATGCTGTCCACTGCTGATAAGGCAGCGAATCTTGTGCGTAATAACATATTTACTGCGTCAGATTCAGTCCCTTCTGTTAGAGTAAACGGAGACACATGGGCGGGTGAATCTAACAACTGTTTCTATGGTTTCTCCGATCCAATTAATCATACATTAGCCGCGTCATCTATAACAACTGACCCCGAGCTTAATGCTTTGCATAGGCCGGAAGCAGCTAGTTGCATCAGCACCGGGGTTCCTCTAGGCGGCAAGGATTTCTATAGTAGACAGTTCTACTCCCCGCCAAATCTAGGAGCTGTTGAGCGTTTCCCGGCAGTAAAATATCGTACTTTGCAACGCATTTAGAGGAGTTACACTATGGCAGCAGGTTACGCAACTACACTCAGAAATAATCAACTTCAAGCTATTGTAGATTACGCAGGCTCGGGGGCGCTTATTCGTATATACAATGGGTCTCGCCCGGCTACCGGAGGAGCCGCTACTACGCTTCTTGCACAACTTACCTGCGGGGCTACGATAGGTTCAGTCGCTTCGGCTGTACTTACTTTCGGGGCTGTTACACAAGATTCAGGGGCAGATGCCACTGATACAGCTTCTTGGTTCCGTATAGTTAAATCAGACGGTTCCACGCACGTTCTGGATGGTTCAGTAACAGCTACCGGCGGTGGAGGGGATTTGGAGCTTACCACGACCTCCATCACAGCAGGGCAACCGGTAAGCATTAGCAGTTTCACTATCACTCGCGGAAATGCATAGAGGCTGATATGACTCCAGAACAAATTACCGAGATTCGGGAGTATATTAAGACTGACCTCGAACTCAAGGCATTGGCTGAGGCTGGCTGCGATAATGATATAGTTCTGGCTCTTGCAACTCGAACGGAGACTATAATTGACACAGCTATAACCATAGGCTCTCGGGGGCTTGCTTCGATCCTAGACGTAGACGGCGGGGAGAATTTCATTCAGGCTATGGAGGATTTTACTATAGCTACTCTCCCCGACGAGCACCCTATGAAGAAGTATCAAAAGGGCCTAATTAGGCAACTAAAATGGCTTGACCGTGAAGCAGGACTTGAAGTAGGCAACGAGCGTACCCGCGCAATGCTAGACGCTTTTGTTCAGCTAGGCATACTCGACGCAGGAGAGGTAGCTTTGGTAAAGGCGCTAGCGGAGAAAACCGTATCTGCGCTGGAGGCCAAAGGTTGGCTAGGCTTGAATAATATGGATGTAGCTCAGGCCGTGCGTTCCTCCACCGGCGAGTCCTTGTTAGGAGCTTAATATGGCAAATGAAGCAATCTATACTTGGGGTACGCAAAAGACCCTGGAGGCGAGTGGGGCAAGCGTATCCAACGCAACTATCGCTCAAGCAAATGACTCAACTTATTCAGTTGCTTCTGATGGCAGCAACTACCCGGATGCGGAGTTTGTTCTAAAGGTTCAGTTCGGTACAGTTACCTCTATAGAGAATACAGCTATTTCCCTCTTCGCTAGACCTCTAAACATAGACGGAACTAACGACGCTCCGGCTCCGACAGCCACCTATATGGAAACGCATGTAGGGGATTTTGTTGTCTATGGCTCAGCCGCAGCTACAGATCAGTACCTTTGGCTGGAGGCTTTCGGGGTGCCGAAAGAAGCGGAATATTACATTAAGAATAGCACCGGGCAGACCATCACTGCCGGCTGGACACTCAAGGTAACTCCTAGAACCTACAAACCCGCGTAATGGGCACCTCCTTAATCCTTCCGCGAAAGGCTAGAAAACAGCCGCAGAAGGCTACCCCTCTTAACCAGAAGCATTGGCTTGCTAGATCAGCCACATTTGCTATATCTGGAGTAAAGCCTTTTTATAATGCTGCCCTAGACACGAGGATGGTAGGGCTGACTTTCGGCGGAACGGGAAGTGTTCAACGAGGCACAAAAGCAGGCTATGCGCTACACACTCCGAATGGAAGCTGGGCTGACTTTAACATTGGGCAGAATTGGGTTGGCCCAAACACAGTAATAGCAATTTGCCGCGTTAATAGCATGGATAGTCCTTGGGGCGGATTGTTCTCGAAAAGTGTTAGCTCCACTTTAACTGTTACTAATTGTCAGTTTACTGTTGGACGAGACGGGAGTAATGATAGGCTCTATGGATTCGTAGGTAACACTTTTGTTTCAACTTTACACGGCTCGACTATTTCAGGATTATCCGATTTCAATGTTCTAGTATTTACCCATTCTGGCGTAACTAACACTGGCTTCGCTTGTTATAAAAACGGAGTGCTATTTGGAGGCTCTACAGGAACACAGGCGCAGGAGTCAGGTGTTGGTGCGATAAGCCTCGGTCGGTCTAATAACTACGATGGTGCAACCGATTCAGATGTTGACTGGATAGCTTTTGTTCGTTTGAATCAGGTACTAGATACTCGAGAAATTACGGAGATTTCAAGAGACTTCTGGGAACTCTGGGAACCAGACAGTAATAGAACTATCTTCATACCCGCTGCAGGAGATAGTAACCCTGTAGGAACTGGGGACATTACTGAGGAAGATGACACTGTTTCAGCGGTAGGAACTACAACTGCAGTAGGCACTGGAGCATTTACTGAAGACAGTGACATTGTAGCTGCTACAGGAACTACCACAGTAAAAGGGCTCGGAGCGTTCACAGAAGAAAATGATATTGTTCTAGCTTCTGGAGCCCCTGGAAATAGTGTCTCCGGGACTGGTTCAATTACTGAGGAAAACGACACAGTCTCGGGGACAGGCACTACAACAGTACTTGGCAATGGCTCCTTTAATGAAGCGGATGATATAGTCTCCAGCGCTGGCACCACGACAATTCTCGGGGCGTGCTCTTTCACAGAAGAAAATGACATAGTCTCTGCTTCGGGGGTCAGCGGCGATACACCTGTAATTGGCATCGGGCAATTTACTGAGGAAGATGATACGGTAGCTGCAACTGGAACTATCCTGTTGTATGCTGTCGGGGCAATTCTTGAGGATGATGACATAGTGACCGCAAGTGGCCTTGTTGTTCCCCGATGGGCACTCGGCAGCTCGGCAGTCGGTTCTTGGACTAAAGACAGTAGTATCTCCTCCTCGTGGACTTATCAAGATTCTTTAGAATAAGAGATTATTATGACTCGTGATGAAGCAATAGCTCTACTTAAATATCGGCTGGGTAACCGGACAGATCTGGACGCAAGGATTCTCCTCGAGATGGTTTATGCCCAGGAATATAAACTTGAGGGTACTGGAGCCTTTCTTCCGTGGTTTCTTGAGACAGAGCTAGCTACGATAACTACTATTGCTGGAGAAGAGAGAATACTCCTCCCGGATGATTTTCTTGGGGAAGTAGAAGATCAAGCTCTCTGGCTTTATGACGAGGACTCTGCTACTCCCTGGACTGAGCTGCGAAAGAATGACTACGACTATCTTCGGGTAAAATATCCCGCTACTGGCCTTCCCAAGCGATATGCCCTTTTGGGAGACTATTTTGCCCTGTTCCCAGTCCCCGATGATTCCTACACTATCAAGATGCGGTATTACGCAAAGGACGATTCCCTTGCTTCAGATAATATCGAGAACAAGTGGCTGAAGCATGCTGGGGATTTGCTCATAGCCGAGACTGGTCTCATAATGGCCGGGCACATTTTTAACACCGATCTTCAGGCGCAATTCGAGAAGGATGCGAGTGTTGCTAGGCAGAGACTGTACACAAAGCACGAAGCACGTAGGCACTCTAATAGAACCTATGGAATGGGAGAGGACTAATGGCAATTGAGTCAGCAACTTATATTGATGATCTAGTAGCTACAAATCCACTAGCAACTGATCCCCGCTCCGAGGGAGATGATCATATTCGCCTGTTGAAAGCAGTTCTTCAGGCTACCTTCCCGAATATTACAGAGGCTGTTAATCCTACCCCGACTGAGTTAAATTATTTGGTAGGAGTAACCTCCGGAATTCAGACGCAGTTAAACGTTTTGAATAGTGGAAAGGCATCTATACCTGGGGGCACGCCGATGCTCTTTTATCAGGCATCTGCTCCAACGTATTGGACTAAAGTAACCGCGCACAACAATAAGGCTCTTCGTGTTGTCTCTGGTACAGGTGGAGGTTCGGGCGGCTCGCAGCCATTTACTACTGCTTTCAATACGCAGAGCATTACGGGAAGCGTAGGCTATCACAGCCTAACTGTAGCTGAACTTCCCCCGCACTCGCACCATTTAAAGACAGGGACCTCTGATGCTACTGGCAGTGTTTGGGCAGCGGATGGTGATGGCCCTCTGAACGCTTTGGGAACAGATACAGATACGACAGGGTCTGGAGCCGGCCATACTCACACTTTTACTGGCAACTCAATAAATCTAGCTGTCCAGTATATCGACTTAATTATTTGTACAAGGGATTAAAATGAAGGTAAGGGAAGGGGATTGCCCGCTCGGAGCGAAGTGTGAAGAAGTAAAAGTGGATGGCGGGGAGCAGGTTATCGTCCGCTGTCCTTGGTACATTAAGGTGCGAGGATTTGAGCCTAACACCGGGCTGGATATAGACGAATGGCGGTGCGCTATCGCGTGGACTCCTATCCTCCTGATCAACAACTCGAATGAAGTCCGGCAGGGGGCAGCAGCTATCGAATCCTTCCGCAATGAAGTAGTAAAGCAGAATGAAGTCGCTATGATGGCTATGAAGATTCAGATTAACAAACCACATTTCAAGGAGTTACCTATTGGAAAACCTCCAGCCCTCGAAAGCGCTGACTAAGGAACTCCGGGATCAGCTCGGGCATTCGGCTCATGCGCTTTGCCTGTTTCTTTCTTTCATCTTTCCAGTCCCGCCACTAGTCGCTGGCCTTCTTGTAATGGTCGTAGCCTTTCTCCGGGAGCTGGAGCAACACAACTGGGAGTGGCGTGCTGTGGGCAGATTTGATTTACTTATTTACTTTATAGCAACCTCATTTTTCATAGTAGCTTGGTACCTGATAACTTGACAGTCACATAGAAAGTTGTTGAAATTTCCCCGTAGTTAATTTTAAAGGAGCTCAAAATGGCACGAGCCAAAGAGAAGTTGAAGGAGGTAGTAGAAGAAGTAAAGGAGACTGTCGCGGTTGCGGAGGCGCATTACGAAGAAGCCGAAGCGAAAACTGACGGCATCCTGCAGAAAGTTGTAGATAGCAAAGTTACCGCGCTGATCGTAGGCGGAGCTGTTGGTTTCCTCGTAGCATTCTACCTCGTAACCTGCTAAGCCATCATGTTAGGTAGTCTACTGGCTGCTCTCGGAATAAAGAAATTTTCCATCCTTATTGCGGGAGCAGTTGGAGGACTTATCTCGCTCCAGCATTATGAGGTCCTAACCCTGCGAGGAAAGGCGTCAGTTGTAGTCAGCAGCATATTCCTAGCAAACTATGGGACACAGCCCTTGGCGCAGTATTTCGAGGCGGCTGCTACCTACGAACTGGGAATTGCCGCAGCTTTGGGGGTGTTCGGGATGAGTGCAATTTCCTCAGCCAATTCACTGATCAAGGATACCAAACTTTGGAAGTCAGTTATTTCACGATTTCTTGGAGGAGAAAAGTGACTCTCTTGACTTGTCTAGCACTATTGATAGTGTGCGGAACATCTTACTATTTACTCGTGTCGAAAGTGAAATTGTGCTTTCTGGAGACCGTTGTCTTGATAGCTCTTGCGCTAGCCGCGGGGATAGGCTTCATGCAGTTCCTCACCGGCTACGTGGACTTCAACCCTGTCAGTCGTACAGTTATCTGGGCGATTGCTTTATTGCAGCTACTTCGTATCTATAAAATTTTCGTTGGCTTGTATGATTCCCCGGTGAACTATGAAAACCAGTAAGAAAGGGCTTGAGCTTATTAAGAAAGTGGAGGGGGTAAAGTTACAAGCTTATCTTCCTACGAAAAATGATGTCTGGACAATTGGCTACGGGCATACGAAAGGAGTAAAACAAGGAGACTTTATTACAGAGGCTGACGCTCATTTTTTCTTAGTACAAGATGTAAAATGGGCCGAAGATGCAGTGCTGGATTCTGTCGAAGTTCCTTTAACACAAGAGCAATTTGATGCGCTCGTATGCTTTGTCTTCAATGTCGGTGGGAGTGCTTTCCGTAGCTCTACTTTGCTGAAGCTTCTTAACCAAGGCAAATATGAAGCAGCCGCAAAACAGTTCTCCCGATGGAATCAGCAGAAGGGAGAAGTTCTCGGAGGATTGACTGCTCGTAGAAAACTTGAAATGGAGCTATTCCTTGCCTAATATTCCAGCCTATATTATAGGGATTCTGCTTATATGCTTACTCGGGGTGAGTGTTTCCCATCGAGTGCAAGAAGCAAGGTTCAATCTCCTGGATGCCAAGCACAAGGCTTTCGTAGCTCAGACTAAATCCGAAGGACTCGAAGCGCAAGCTAAAGCAGATAAACTTAAATCAGCTTATTTAAAAGTAGCTGCTGCATTGGAGAAAGAACGTGAAGCTTACCACAATAGCCTTGATGCTGCTTATACTGAATATAATAGGCTGCGCCGGGACGCCAGTACCAGTAGCAATAGAGTGCGTTCCCTTACCGAAGCCCTCAAAGGAGTTGACTGCAGCAGCGCAACAAGAGCCGGACTCAATACAGGTCTGGAACGAATTGAAGCAGGAGTTCTTGAGCGACTTGCAAAGTCCCGAGATAAAGCGATAATTGACCTACGGGCTTGCGTAAAAGAATGGAACGAGATGGCTGAGAAATCAGCCCAAAGATAATGCCTATAGTTACCTTTGCTCCCGCCGGTCAGTTCGGTGTTATCAGTGATCTGCGTCCTCATGAGCTTCCCCCAACAGCTTGGAGCGCAGCCGCTAATGTTCACTTTATGGAGGGCTACGCGGAAAAGGTGCAAGGGTATAGAAATCTATATGGAGGAGCTTCCATCCCTCCTTATTTCCTTGCGTCTGTCCGGCCAGTTACCGGGAATGCTTTCTGGGTATATGCTGGAGAAACAGCAGTATATTGCTTTGACTCAGGACATCATGATATAACTCGAGCCTTCGGGCCTTATGCTTCAGCCGGAAAGCTAAACTGGCAGGGAGGAGTTATGAACGGACTCCTTTTTCTGAACAATGGAATAGACGTTCCACAAGTCTGGAGTCCAGCCGCGAATACTACAAAGCTAGTAGACCTCCCGAACTGGCCCGCGAGCACTACAGCCGCAGTCATTCGCACGTTTAAGAACTTTATGATTGCGCTAGATATAACGAAAGCTTCCGGAAGGGATGCTAGATTAGTCAAGTGGAGTCACCCGGCTGAGCCAAGCACTTACCCTGACTCTTGGGACTATACTGACCCGACGAAAGATGCAGGAGAGTACCCGCTTTCCGAGACTGAGGGAATTCTGATAGACTGCGTCCCTATGCGAGACATTAATATAGTTTACAAGGATGATAGTGTCTGGGGAATGTCTTATGTTGGAGGGAATAGTATATTCCGCTTCTTTAATATATTCAGAAATATAGGTATCCTCGCGAAGGATTGTGCGGTGGAGTTTCAGACAGGTCAGCATCTTGTATTTGGCAGGGATGATATCTTTGTTCACGATGGGCAGACTCCAATCTCCATTTTACGAGAGAAGACCCGCCGGGCTGTTTACGATAACTTAGACGCAGATAATGCCCAGAACAGTTTCGTAGCTATGGACGCGGCTAATACCGATGTCTGGCTATGTTATCCTGAGACTGGCAATACTTACTGCAATAAGGCTGTTATCTGGAACTGGAAGAAGAATACGATTGGCTTCAAGGATCTCCCGCAGGTAACTAGTATAGGCCTCGGGATAGCTGATGAGTCAGCTGGCTCAGATAACTGGGACGCAGCCCTAGACACTTGGGATAGCGATGCTTCCTCCTGGGGACAGACAGTAGCTAACCCGGCACAGACCCGACTCGTAGCCTCGGCCCCCGGAGGTAGCTATCTCTACGGCTTCATTCCAGACACTACAGATGCTAACGGAACTCCCTTTACTACCTTTCTAAAAAGGACTGGACTAGGAATTCCTTTTAAGGAAAATGCTCCCCCGGACCTTTCGTCGGTTAAATTCTGCTCCAACATCATTCCACAGATAACTGGAACTATTGGCGGGATTGTTCAAGTTCGAGTAGGAGGTCAGATGTACTTGGACGAGGAACCCACGTGGGGAGACTGGCAGAATTATGTCATAGGCTCGACGAGGGAACTTAACACGACTATTTCCGGGAGAATGCTTGCAGTGGAATTCCGCTCTACTACCTCTATCGCGTGGAAGCTTCAGGGCTATAGTCTGGACGTGAAGAAGATAGGAGATTACTGATGGACTATGTACCAAGTCCAGTTCCGAACGATCCCGAGGATATTCCTAAGTACCTAAATGAGGAACTAAATAAGATAGCTGATTTACTTCAGTATGTCGTAGCGAAGTATATCGAGTTCCGAAATGTTGCTCCCGAGAAACCTCGAGAAGGGATGATTTACGGGGCTGATGGAACTAACTGGAATCCAGGAGCAGGAAAAGGAATATACGCTTACTATGGTGGAGCATGGACGAAACTGTAACCTGCACGCAGTACACACAAAACATCTCCTTAAAAATTTGGGCGGAGATACTGCCTCTTGTCGCTGACGCGGCTCAATACGCTCATAATGAGTTCTCCCCGATGGATGTCTGGAAAGCTATCCGACGAGGAGATCAACAGGCTTGGGTAGTTCGTAAAGGGCATCTGACAAAATTCGTCTGGGTTACGGAGATACTTCAGCAGACAAATAGGAAGGTTGTAGTGGTAATGGCTGCCGCAGGGGAAATGGAATACGGCTGGGAATTCTGGCCGTGGATGAGTCAGTGGATGATCGGGAATGGAATAGATGAGGCAGAGGTCTGCTGCCGTCCGTCTATGGCAAGATTGCTGAGAAAGCGTGGACTCAAGACACTTTACGAAGTATTGACAATTAAACCAGTGGGATGCGACTATGAGCAGCAGCAAAACCCCTAAGTCTACCTCGACGACTACGCAGCAGGTCTTTAGCCCTGAAGAGACCGCCGCGAGAAATCAGCTATTTCAGGCAGGACAATCAGCTTTCGATCAACAGAATACTGCTTTCCAAAATGCCGGAAATCCTGCCGCGAAGCCGATAGGTCCATCAGCTGATACTATCGCTGCGCAGAATATGGTCAGGAATTTTGCGACCGGAGCAGGGCAAGGCACAGCGGATAATATAGCTAGCGCTGTTAACTACGGGCTGACAGGGGCTATGGATGTTAATAGCAATCCGCATCTGGCTGGAGCTATTGACGCAGCTATTCGCCCCATGGTCAGGAATTTCAGTGATCCCGGCGGGGCACTTTCGCAGATCAGGAGTAGCTCTATTGCTAATGGGCAGTTCGGAGGAACCCGGCAAGGGATAGCGGAAGGTATTGCGACTAGTCGGCTGACTACAGATATCGGGGACGTATCTACGAGAATGTCATCTGACGCCTTTAACAAGGGACAAGATACTTTCGCGAGGACTTTGGGTTTGGCCCCGAGCGCACTTCAAGCGGGCCTTATGCCAGCGAATATGCTTTCAGCTATCGGTGCGCAGAACGAAGGCTTTGCTCAGATGCTGGAGAACTACAATGCCGCAGGGAGGGAGTTTGATTTAAATCGCTCCTTTATCCCGGTGCAGAATTATGCCAATCTGGTAAATGGAATAGCCGCGCCAAGCACTACCGCTACGAACAATGTGAATCAGGGAGGAGGTGGTAAGGCTATGAGCGCTATTGGAGGAGGCCTATCCGGGGCTATGATGGGAGCACCGCTTGGTCCTCTCGGAATGGCTGTAGGCGGTGGACTCGGTGTCTTAATGGGATTGTTCTAAGGAGATAGAAATGTTTGATCCAAGTATGTTGCTGAAATTACTTAGTGCGAACCCTGAGCAAGTTGGGAACCTAGCTTCAATGGCAGCTATGAAGGCTCCTCCTCCAGTCATTGGTCCGAACAATCCGGGGACACTTGCGCCTGGAGCTTTCGCGGGAATACTAGATCCGAACGTGGGAGCGGTACCTCAAGGGATACAAAATCCTATGATGGCTATGCCGAGTGCGGCTGCTCCTGCTTCAGCTGCTCCGGGAATGCCTATAGGACTCAATGCTAATCAGGCCGGGATACTGGCGCAAATGAGTCAGCCGCAGCCCTTGCACTTCCCGGGGGCTAGTCTTGGACCTCGTCCGGGGCAGGTACAGACTGCGCAAATGGGCCTCCCGCAGGTCAATGCTCAGCGGCCTTCACTGGCTCAATTGCTAGGAGGTTAATATGCCTGGATTTGCAGATATTATGGGAGGAGGGCGACCAGTCAATTTTCAGCAGGCTGGTGCATTCCAGCAGACTCTCCAGCCTCAACAGCCACAGGCGCAAACTCCTCCGACTACTCCGCAGGAAATGGAGCAGAGAAAGACCGGGTGGATGGGCTTTATCGATGGAATAAGGAACGATCCCGCGCTCCGAACAGCTGCCTTTATGACTGCAGCGCAAATGATGCGAGGTCCGGATATGGGCGAGACAATGGCTGGAGGAATTGGTCGAGCATTGCAACTGGGAACTCTCGCGCATAGCTTTATGAGTAGTAATCAGGCTCAGCAGCAGATGGAGCAACAGAAGCTAGAACAACAACGATTGTTGAATGAGGCTAATATTGAGCAGACTCAAGCGCAAACGGGGCAGGCTCAGGCACAGACTCAAGGACTCCAGCAGGACCAGCAGTTTGCTCGGGAAGATAGGCCTCTAGTGACTAGGGGTAAGGAACTGAAGAACGCGCAGGATCAGTTCACTGTGGATAATCAGCAGACCCTGTTGGATGACCAGCTAGCAAGTAGTGCCTCAGATAGACAGTATAAAGCTGACCACGGGAAATATTTCAGGGACAAGAAGAATACTGTTGGTGGGGCAAAAGAAGCGGAAATTGCTCAGGATGAAAGGCTAATGAGGACAGCTAATCCACAGATGGAAGGGGAAGCGCCGGAAGCTTATAACCAGCGGATTGCTCAGATGTTGTTGAGTCGTGGAGTGAAGAGTCAGAATTCTGTACGAGTTCAAGCTGCTCAGAATGTCCTGAATAACGCTGATCCCGGTAGCCCGGAGTACAATGCGGCTATGGCTGTTATGCAGGAAGTAGCTAATGGCGGCGGACAAGGGACTGAACAAGAGCCGGGGAAAGACGCTTGGGCTCAGGCTCGGAACTCGGCCAAGGTCGGGGAAGCTTACCAAGGACCTGACGGAAAGACTTATATAAGGAAGAACTAAATGGCTAACCCTTTCGGTGATGTAGAGCAAAGTGCTAATCCCTTTGGGGACTCGGAGCAATCCGGGAATCCTTTCGGGGATAGTGAGCAAGCTCCGAAAACAAATCTGCTTTCATCGGAAGGGGTAAGTAGCATAGGTAAAAGCATTGGACCAAGCGTGCAAAGGGGGCTACTCGGACTGAAGCTTTTTCGGCAAGAGAATCCTGACCCAGTGATGAGTGCTCCTATCGGGAACCTTCCAGTTAATCCTCTCTTCGCTAAAGCCAGTCCCGAGGAGATAGCTCAGACACAAAAGGAGCTGCAGGACAATAAAGCTGCGCTTAAAGCTGTCACTCCCGAGAATCCTTCCTTGCCCCTGAAGATTGCCACCGGAGCGACACAGTCGATAGCTCAAAATCTTCCCGGATTGGTGACAGCTGTGGCTACGAGACGGCCGGAGGCAGCACTCGTCCCTGCGATGGGAATGACTAAGGGGCAAAGCTTTGCTGAGGACAGGACTCCTAACCCTATGGGGGATATACCTGTCTCACTGGAAAATGCCACGAAGAATGCGAATATTAAAGCTGGCGTGGAGGGAGTACTTGAAGCTATCCCCACAGTCGGCTTGCTCAAGGACTTGGGCAAAGATACGCTGGCGAAAACCGCCGGGAAGTTTATAGCTCGAGAAGAACTGACAGAAATTCCTACAACAATTTTACAAAAGACTTCAGATCAAGTATATGCTCACCCTGATAAGCCTATTCCTGAGTTCCTATCAGAGCTTGGGTCCGATGTGGTTGATACAGCACTTACCACGCCTTTCGCAGCTGGAGGTACAGTTGCTATTGCTGGAAGCCAGCAAAAGATACAAGATTCTTTCGCGTCGAGAAAAGAGGCAAAAAGACAAGCAGACCTAGAGCAATTTAAAGCTGACGCGATGACTGATCTGCAAACCAGTCTGACGCAAGCTGCTGCAGGAGTCCCGGTGGAGGATATAGTAGCTGCGGAAACAGAACTGCCGCATCAGCACATTCCCGACAAACCTCTTACCGAGGAAGAGGAAAAGCTCGCCGCGCAGATTGAGAAGAATAGAGCTACGGGGACTGACGCAATCCCGGCTGATCCAGTAGCTCAGGCGGATATACTTGACCTTGACAGTATATTAACTGATCCCGTCTATAAGCAGCCCGAGGACTTCGCTAATGAAATTGAGACGCAGATACAGCATGATATGGACCGCGGTATGTCTCGCGAAGTGGCTGAGAGACGTGCCCGAGAGAGTCACCCTAACCAACTGGCTCCTAGCCAGCGCCCTATTGCTTGGAGCTCAAATCCTGAGCAGATAGGATTGTCCCTTTCACAGGCCCGGGTAGCTCCAGACAGTGTCGTACTGCTCGGCGGGAACGAGGATCAATTCTCCCCTGCCTACACGGAGGCGCTCGGCACTACGATCAAGCAGTGGTCTGAGCGCTGGATGCCACAGGGCTCGCGGATAGTTCTAAACCTGGGAGGATTGAAAGGAGAAGCTGTCGGCGGCTACCAGCAATCGCAGACTGGAATCCACATTATTACTCCGAGGGAGTTGGTTCGTTCTGAGAGAGCTGAGAATGCTACGAAGGACGGAGTCATGCTCGGGCGACTTCCCGGGACTGGTTATAACTCCTTTACTCAGCAACAGACATTCGGGGCTCTGACTCATGAGTTTGGTCATGCGCTAGTAATGGCTTCTTTTGCTCAGAGTATGCCGCAGCAACATCAGAATGTTATCTCCTCGCTGGACAATGGCCTGCTGTACACAGAGCAACAGTTACTGGAAATGCCTGTTGCGGAGGCCGCAGTAATCCGCGACTACCAGACAATGAAAGCTGCCGTTCTGTCTGGGAAAATGAGCGCGGAGCAACTCGTCGAGAAATGGCTCGGAACTTGGAAATTAGGCAAGGACCTAATGAAGCAACAGGAGCGGAGTCTGTACTCTCACGCGAAGGAAGTTCTTCGGAGAGAAGGGAAAAGGACTGGCGACTCGAAGCTATCCAGCACTCCCTTAAATCAGGTTCCTGCACTTACACTTATCCACGCAATGGGAAGGAATGCAAATGTGTCAGAAGCTGAGTCAAATACAGCGGCGGAGGCGTATTATCTTCAATTCAACGAGTACATGGCGGAGCAATTCTCCCGTTACGCGCACGCTAACCGAATTGATCAGGGTACATTGCTCGGAACTTATTTCGCGAAAGCCCTCCAGTCCCTGCGAGAGTTCTTCAAAATGCTCAAGACCACCAAAGGAGTCTCGGGAGCAACAGTAATTAAGCCGGGAGTAAGCTTCCAGCAATGGGTAGATGGCCTGCATGAGGCGAAGGCAGCAAGGACTGCAGTGAAGGAAGTGAAGAAGAAGGCTCCAAGGAAAAAAGCTGTGAAGGAGAAAGCTCCTAAGCCGAAAGCGACTAGCGAAGAACTGGTGAAGGAGGTTGTCTCGGAGGTCAAAGCGCAAGAGGAATTGTCGCAAGAAGAAGCGATTAATAGTCTGGAAGCTTTGTCAGAAGATCCTGAAGCGAAAGCTCGGATGAGGGAATTAGTGAAAGCTGCTATCCCGGACGAGAAGAGCAACTACCGGAGAGAGCTTATTCAAATGGTCAATCGGGGACAGCTGCTTGATGTAGCTTATGAACTGGAGGACTTGAACAAGAGCAAGCCTAAACTGGACATTGACCCTTCCTTACAAGAGACTCTTGATTCCATCGGGGAAGGTAGACAAGCTACGCTTTGGCAGCGGGCTCTAGACTTCGCTCGGGATAAGGCGCAAGTGCTATTGCAAATGCAGCAGATATCTCATACTGCTGATGACCCCGGAGTCCAGTCCTTTACGATGCTGCAGAACCAGCTCATGGCTATGAAGAATAATATGCTAAAGAAAGGGACTGACATAGCGAAAAAATGGGAGGATTTGAGCAGGCGTGATGCGGAACTAGTGGAGAAAGTTCTGCTGGATGAGTGGCACTCCGGCGGGCATATGACGCTCTTGGAACAAGACCCGGTTACAGGGAAATGGCAGCACAAGCCGGGAATAGCCTTTCAACAATATCTGAAAGATAGGGGGATAGATGGAACGACTCCGGAAGGCACTAAGCTGGCACAACTTATACTTGAAATTAAGAATTCTATACTGGAGCATATTCAGATAATAGAGAATACCTCGATTGCTGTAGTGGAAATGCGCTATGGCCGAAATAAGCTGATGGTGCAGAAAAGAAGCTTTGAGATTCGGGAGCTTGCCCGGCAATGGCGGAAGACGCCATTCGTTCCTCAGTCACATTACGGGAACTTCGTGGTCAAGGTCTATGATAAGAATGAAGAAGGGAAGAGGGAGCTAGTCTGGCTCGGGCACTTTGAATCTGCCGCGGAGCAGGACGCAGCGATCAGGAAGTTGCAGAAGTCTGGTGTAGGGAAAGATAACATTCGCTGGAATAAGATTGAGGATAAAGTTGGCCCGCAGCTAATTCTCCCGAAGGACTTTATTGAAACTCTATCTGATACTGGGGAGTTTACCGGGGAGCAGCTAGAGGCTATCGGGGACGCGATGCTGCCTTTGCGAAAGGAGAAAGCTTTCAGTAGACTGGAGCGGGATGCCTCGAGGATTGCAGGGGCCAGTCAGGATATCTTGAGGAACTATGCCAACTGGATTGAGGACTCCGCGAATTTTACCTCGAAAATGAACTACGGCTGGAGAATGAGCCGGGCTAGGGCATGGACCAGATCTGAGATGAATGAGCTGAAGCGGAATGGAGATGTGGCTGGAGCTAGGGAGAAGCAAAGGGTACTGGACACTATGACTAAGACTCAGCAGTTCATCATGCACCCGATGGAGGAATGGTTCCAGACTCGGAGTGTGATTGCTCTGACCTACCTGATGTATGCTCCGAAGACGGCCCTGATGAATGCCACAGGCCTCTTTCAAACTTGGGCAGCTATGACAGCAGACTACGGGGAGCTGAGAGGCAATGCGCTGATGGCTGGCTCGATGAAGGATCTAGTGTCTGGGCAATTGACCGCGGATGAGCATTGGGCAAAGAACAAGGCGCTGGAAGATGGCCTGATTGACCAGGGCTTTGGCTACTTCATGAGTGGGCTGGCTAATGCCGGGAATCTGGCGAGGCGCATTCGGCCTACACTAGCAGGGAAGGCGGCTAGGGCATTTGTTGACCTGGGAATGTTCCCGTTCAAGGCAGTAGAGACGGGTAATAGGAATGTGACACTGCTCTCGATTTATCGAGCTGAGAGGCAAAGGTTCCTAGCTCAAGGAAAGACACTGGAAGATGCTAGAGCCTCGGCCTACGAAGCAGCCTCTAGGAAAACGAGACTGCTCCAGAATGACTATGCTTCAGGGAATAGGCCGGAGATTCTCCGGGGGAAGAAGAGCTTGTTCATGATCTTTCTATCATATCCACAATACATGCTTTGGATAATGAGCGGAGGCTACGAACGAGGCATTCGGCAAGAAGCTCGGAATAGAGGAGAGACACCCCGCAGCGCCTTTGGTGGTATGACCATGCGTATGTGGCTGATATTTTTGGCAATGTCAGGCGCAGAGGGCGTACCGTTCGGGGAAGCAATCGTCGAACTCCTTCAGAAGATGTGGTCCAAGTTCGGGACTGGTGAGAATGTCCGTGTGGAAGGTCACAGGTTCCTGAAGGAGGCAGTGGGAATTGAGTCGATGTACTGGCGCAAGGTGATTCAACGTGGCTTCTTGCACGACGTGCTAGGGACAGACCTATCCGGTAGTTATAGTCTAGGCAAGCCTCTTCCGGGCTTAGGTCTGATAAATCCTCATGCGGATAACTGGAAGGAATTTGTCGGGGAAGCGTTTGAGGAACTCTCCGGGCCGTTTGGGGGAGTGGTGAAGAGTGGAGTAGGGCTTGGAATGTCTGATAACCTCGACGCGAAAGAACTAGGTAAGAATCTACCGGGCGCTGCAGGTTCAGTAGCTCGTATGGTAATGGCATCCTCTTCTGGAGTAAAGTCCGGAAAAGGAGAGCGTATATTGCGGGATGAGAATGGGAATTTGAGAGAGCCCACTGTAAAAGAGCTGGCCCTGATAGGAACAGGATTCCGCCTTTCTGAGGTTGCGCAGTTTCAAGAGCTTGAATCCTTAAAGAGGCAACAAGCGGAGTACTGGAACGGTCGGCGGTTGGGATTGAAGAAGTCATATCTGAAAGCCTTTGAGGACAGGGAACCAGCTGTAAGGGAAGATGTGTTTAAAGCTATTGCGGAATATAACGCGGAAATTCCTCACCCGAGCCTAAGACTGACGAACAAGGAACTCCGCGAATATACTAGAAACAGCACCCGATCTATTCGTCGACTAGAGCAAGATCGAGACCCTCGGCGGGTACGGGGCTTGAACCGTGATATCGCACAGGTGCTTTCTGAGTAGTCAAGAAACAGTTTCTAGTCTGCCAACAAAGTAACTTGTCATTCCTATAGGCGCTCCGCCACTTGCGTACTGTCCTGCGGTGGACGCCTAGTTCTTCAGCTATTGCTGCGGGAGTGGCAAAGCGCACTGTATGGAAATAAATAAACGGGCAGCAGAAGCCCAGCGCGTTGATTCTCTTTATTACGACATTGTAAGCCATTTTAGTCTCCTGTTTGTGGGCGGGCTTCGAGAGCTACTATCATATTGTCTCGGCCCCCACCTTCGATCCTAATGTATCCTGCTAGTACGGCTGAATTAAGCGCGTTGTGGAACTCTTGGGCAGACATAGTTCGGTACAGTAATCGGTAAAGGTAAGACTGTGGTATACGCTGTTTTTCCAATACTATACTAACTAGTTCCGATTGTCCACGAGTTATGTCAGTCTGGCCAATAGTAGAAAAGACCATAGGCATATCACGTTCAAGAGCTGTCGTCATCCCCTCGGCAAATTCTAGATTTTCTGGCTTAATAATAAGCTCGCTTGTTTCTGAAGCGGCGAGAACCATAGCTAGCTTATGGATATGAGTCTGTTTTCTGGCAAGGTACCCACCGAAACGGCTATCGTCCAGATGTTCTGGCTTGCTCGCCCAATGCCTTTCATACCAGTCTATTCCCCAAGCGTATGCCTCAGGCGATAAGTGATATTCTCCGACCATCTTAGAAATTATCTCTAAATCGTGGATGAGGTCTGCCCGCTGCTCGAGGAAATTTTCTGGGGTAGCAAGCTTGGGGTAAGCCACCAGTTGTCTCTTTTTCTCGGCGTAGACAAAGATGCAGCGGGACGTGAAGCCTCCCCCAACCATGTATTCTGGAAAGTTTCCCGCAATCCAGCCGGGAGTGGTGCAGGCGATAATATTGATCCACGGGTTCTCGACAGAATCCGAGCCGCTGTGCTTCGTGACTTTTTCAAATACGCCTTTTTGTCCATCCCAGAGGCTAACCAGTGCATCCACCATTCCTCTGTCGTTCGGGTCGAGGAAAGTTCCGAACTCACTTGAGGCGATGGTGATAGCGGACATGGTATGATAGTCCCCTGTCTTGGGCTCAAGAACCATCTCGGTGGATTTACCAAGAGTCTCAACCAGTGCTTGCCAAGTAACGACATCTGGCCCAAACTTGATTCCGGGGATCTCTCGCAGTAGGTTAATGCCAATATTGGCTGTTGTGGATTTGCTAATGATACCTGGAGGTGCCACAAGGACAATGTAGAAACAAGGCGTCCACTGGAAATAGTTCTGGTCGATCCATACTTGACGACGTAAGGCACCTGCCAATGTGGACACACCTGTCCAGAATAATGTTTTGAGTGGAGCCTCTCCGTAGGAGGCGTAGGACATGAATGCCTTGAGCCAGTTATCTGTTTTGCGCTCACTCACTTCTTCTCCTCTGTTATTTGACTTAATGTGGATATTATATTAGATATAATCCCTACATTTATTCCACACCAAGCTCTTTCCATGTATATGTATTAAGATCTCCCCAAGACTTCGTGGAGAGGTCGATGGAGGTACTAATTATAAGGGGATCGGAATAAGGGACAGGTACGGTAAGACACTTTTTCATAATAGGAAGGTTAATAAAGCGGTGGTCTTTCGGATATTGGCCTACGATAGAATCGTGAACTTGTATAAGAAGCTCCATTGAGGTATTAGCCTCAGCGATATTGCACAGACCTTTAAGACTGACGATGGCGATAGTGGACTGAGGTATCCACGCGAGGGCTTGAGGCAAGAGGCCTTCTATACGGTCGAAGTAGAAACGACGAAAGCCGAATTTGTTACGAACTGATCGGGTAGTCATCAGGGAATTTTCTACCTCAAGATGCCATTGCTTAATCCCCGGATGCATCTGGAACCAGCGCCGTTGAAATAACTCGGACTCGTGGATAGTCATGCCTAGGGCCTTGGAAAGGGTAGGCGGCTTTCCCCCGTAATTCGTAAGGTGACAACCCATTTTTGCTCGTTTGTAATAAGGCGCCTTCTTTCCGTCTGGGCCTGCATCGCTGCCGTATATGTCCTTAGCATTGAGAGCATGGATCTTAGCTCCGCTTCGGAACTTAGCTTTAAGGTCATCATCTTCCGCCTCCCACGCTACGACCTGAGCATCAGCCCCGGCCAAGTCAACATCAAATAGCTCGTACCCACGATCAGGAACTACCATCTTTCTAAGGTTAGGAAACACGAATTGTCCAACAGCTACGTCCTCATCCTCAGTTCCCTTTGGCCAGTTCTGGAGATTTCCCCCGGAGCCGAAAGCATTTTTCGAAGAGGACAGGCGATAGGTTTCCGTTCCTGCCGCGTTGAAGGAGCAACGCATACGTCCATCCTTGTCCAGCTGCATCATTACGAAGGTAGAGTAAAACACTCCGATGGATCGGGCTTCTTCAATTAAATGGACAAGAGGCTTAAGAATTGGCTCTCTCTGCCCGAATACTTCTAGGGCTTGCCCATCGGTAGTAGGTTTGTGCGTTTTCTTATGCGGGACGACTTTCATTTTCAGCTGGTCGTAGAAGAGCTCCTTCATCTGTTTCGGGGAGGATATGTTCAGTTCCCCGGACACCAGATAATTGATCTCTTCCTCCCGCTTTTGTATCTCAGGCTGGAGGGCTAGCATTAGACGATTCTTCTCCCCCTTGTCAATGTTGGAGCCACGGACCATCATAGTGAGGAGATGGTTATTTGTCTGGTGAACAAAGTCGCACTGATCCTGGAAGCCTAGCTGCTTGACAAGAGGCCGGAGGGTCCCGGCGATCTCAAAGGTATTCACGCAGTCCTTCGCGTTGTACAGCCAGAACTGATCTAGGTCCTTCGGGAGGGATTTGTAGTCAGTCAGCTCATCTTTCCAGTAGACATAGTGCTTGCAGTAGAGGCTAGCGAGGAACCCTAAATCCTTGGGAATGCCTGGGAAGATGGAGTGCTGAGCCAGCATCGTATCGAAGCTAATCTTTGGACGGAAGCCCCAGTGTCTAATGATGTGCTGAGCATCATACACTCCATTCTGCCATTCGACCTCAATTCTTGGATGGGTAAGGAGGGATTTAAGTCTCCAAACGATAGTTGTCTCTTCTTCCAGAGTGTAGTAGTGGCTATGCTTCGCATCCATGAAGGGAATGCACACAGCATCAGTCTCAGACCAAGCTATTCCAATGCAAGCGATGTGTCGAGCTATGGTCTCGATATCAGCCACCAGACGCATAGGTTCCCGGGAGTACGTAGCCTTGTAGTACAAAGTTTTTAGAATATTATTCGCCTCGTCAAATGTAGGGCGAATTTTCAGCCGGTAGTCCGGAGTTCGTATCTCGGGATACAAGCTCTCGGTCCGGGCACGCTCTAGATCTCGCACTGCAAAGGCTCGCCACTCCCACATACGCATGATCTGGGAAGGAGTGTAGGTCGGGATGACTTTGAAAGGCTCATCCACGCCATTCTCGTAGGTCATAATTGACCCCCGCCACTTGTTAACACTATTTTCTTTAGTCAAAAGCCATAGGGCAGCATCTCCGAGAGGTACGATTACATTCGGCTGATTTTCTTCTATCTCAGTCCAAATATGCTTTACCTGCTCATAGAAGTCCTTGGCGTAATAGGCTCCGTCAATTTTCTTAGCTCCGGGGATACAGACTTTCGCCTCCGCCGAGTCCTTTGTCCAGACATATTTCATCTGACTGTTGTAAGGCCTAGACCGCAGAAGTGAGGTATATCTGATCTCCGTGGTAAGGTGCCCGGCTTCCTGCAGCATCTTCATAAACTCATTTCCAGCCGAACCAGAAAAGAGCCTCATCTTGCGCTCGTCCTCGACAGAAGGATGCTCACCTATGATCAGGACCTTTGCCTGCGCTGGGCCGTGAGAGGGAACTGTTACGCTCATTCCTCTTCCTCCAGTTCCAAGTCAATCTGGTCTAGTGAATCGTCCTTGAGCCGTCCCAAGCAGATGTTGAAGTTGCCGGGATCAATTTCGAAGAGAGTAGCGATGCAACGAGTCTGGGCTGCGGCACTGATTGTAGTTCCGCTTCCACCCGTGGGATCAAAGATTCGATTTCCTGGTAAACACGAGCGGGATATAAGATCGACATAGAGGTCAACCGGCTTTTGAGCGCCGTGAGATAGTCTCTTATCTCCTGACACGGTAATGACATCGTTTCGCACTGACAGTACTTTCCGATTTCCTCGGGAAGCGAACAAGATACACTCATACGTATACCTTGGGCCATGCTCCGGGCGGGAGAGCATACCATTTCCTTTATTCCAAATGAGAGGACGCGGCCAGACATCCCATCCAGCCAAATCGAACTCAGCCGATATTTTTTGGAAGTGCTCAATGGAGCAGAAGATGTAGCAATGGGCTTCTTTTTTCGCAATGCGATAGCCTTCGATCGCAATGAACCTGTATATAGCATGAGCTGTCTCCCAGTCATCTTTGTAGTTATGGCCAGTGTCTGACATATCCCCGAAGGAATCCGCGTCAACTCCGTAAGGAGGGTCCGCGAGGATTAGGTCGAAATAGTCATCAGGGAGTGTGGGGGTGAGATGGAACATATCTCCGAGGCGAATGTCATGCTCTACCTTTTTGAGGTCTACTTTGGAGGCTAGCTCGGCGCGCCACTCAGTCTCTTTAATTTTTCTAAGGACTTTGACAGCTTCCTTTTGAGTCTTGGCTTTGGCGACCTCGGGAATGTGGAGGTTCTCCCCGAGAACAAGCAGCTCCTTCACAAGTCTACCGTGACCCCCATCCTTAGTCCCCCGGATTTCCTCAGTAAGGTCAGAGACAGTGTGAGTCTTGCCTGCTTTCTCCGCCTGCGCAGCTCTGAGTGTTTTAAGCTTGTTCGTCGCGTGAGCTTTCTCCTGCCACGTGAGGTCCACCCGGATGACGTTCTCCTCGAGCTCGGCCTCCATCACCTCAAGAGGGTCGAGGTCAGCGAGCTTGTTGACAGGGATGAAGTTGTCGGGCAATACTTCGCCGTGGTAGACGATAAGGCCTTCTTCTTGATTGAGCTCCTTCAATGCACGGAGCCTACGTTCACCGGCGACAAGAGTGACGCCATCGTTACGGACTACAGGCGGGTGGAGCAGTCCCTTGGAGAGAATGGAGACCTTCAGGTCATCTAGATCCTTCCGGGCGAACTCTTTCCGCTGACGATTTTCGGGAATCTTTATGTCGTGAATATTGACTAAGTTCATTTCCCTTCTTCCTTATCAGCACGGGCTTGAGCAGCAGCGTCGGAGTAGGAGCCTCCGTAACGTTTTTCGAGCTTATCCATGTTATGTTTAAGAGTCTCGCTCCGACCAATGCCCAGATTGAAGCGGAGTTGCGCAAGGTAAAATTCGAGGTCGCCTAGTTCCTCCACCACATTCATGAAGTCAAGAGGTTTATTATAGATGACATGCTTTTTGATAGCATCCAGCAATTCCCCGGCCTCTCCCGAGATGCCGACAGCTGCATGCATCATATCTACCTTAACCGGGTTAAGACCTGTCATAATATCTTCGCCTGGCTTAGCAAGATTCATAACCATATGAGCATGGTTTAATTCTATCTCTGTCATAATATATCCTTCAAGTGTAAGTAGTTAAAAAGTCGCCGCAGGTAATAAGACCGGATGAAAGAGACTGCAGTGAATATCAGCGTGATACCGATGTGGCTTGCGGTTGAAATGTGAATATCAAACAGGGGAAAGATAAGTAACTGAGTTAAAAGGGCTACCCCGATCCCCACCAGAATATTAATCGCGCTTTCTAGCGCCGAGTGCTTCCGGGATTGGCCCACTTTCACACTCGCCTCGTTTATTGAGTTGCTCAAAGAGATACCCCTGAATGTTAAAGAGAAGGGCGCAAAGGGCTTCTTCCATTTCGACTGGAGAGGCAGATTTAAGTTGCCTATGCAGCTGCCACCAGTCCATGAAGTGCCTCCACGCTGATTTAATGTAGACCTCCTGCGGGATTCCCTTCTGCCAATTATCGCCATCTCGCAATCGGCCATCAGATTGAACACGGTTTTTATGCATGTACTGAGCGTAGCGCTCAAGAACGAGAGGGGATAGAAAGGCTTCATAATCAAGTTTTCCATTGTCTGTGTCTCGAGTTGCTCCGGTGGAGAAAGTGCGGGCAGCAGATGCTTCTTTTACTGGCACTGTGGCTACTGTAGCCACAACACCACTGGCTGATAGCTGCTTAACTTGATCTCGCCAGCCATTTACTACGTCCCATATACGGCCTGATTTGAATCTATAGGCATGATACTCGGGCTGAATAAAATCCATGTCTGTCCCGAATAAAGGAACGTTTGTCACTATAGGCTCCCAGTACCCACCTTCTTTTTTCAGTATCTCAGTGCAAATATCAGGCGCAGAGAATTTAAAAGGTGAAGCCATTATATTATCTCCTTCTCTTTAGCAATCCAGGCCGTCATGGTGATTTTCGGAGCCCATTCACCAGCTACGAAGTTAATTTGCTCGATCTGTGAGCGGGGAAGCCAGATTAACTCCTCGTGATATTCTATACAGATAGCTTTCTCCGTCTGTCTTTTTATTTCTGCTTGGATAGTAACAAATTCTGCAACTAACCCCATGTTTCAAGTCCTCCAAAAGAAACTAGGCGGGTTGCCGCCCGCCTAGTCAGTTTGCTTTAAACTACCTTGTTATTAGTCGAGTGCCGTTACTGCTTTCACGTCGGCTTGGACTTCATCTTCATAAGTTCGATGAGCGACCTTCACCTTGACGACTTGCCCGACCAGGAGTCCGGGTTGCCAAGCTTTGCCCTTCTGATTCTGACCACAAGCCTCGCGCAATTTGCCTAAACCGATGTTCTTGCCTTCACCAATTGCCAAGCCGCCGGTAGGCGTTAGATCGAGGAAAATCGACTGACGCACTTGGGGAGACTCGAAACCAGTGACCTCAGCTACATGCGGATCGTCTATGCCATAGATGACATCGAGAACTGCTCGCTCCTTCGCAGTGCGTGGTTTAATCTCTTTAATGACTGCGGTGTATTCGCCTTCAGGCACGGGGATACGGGCTGTGGAAAAGGACTCGTCGAAGGTCGTGTTCAAGAAGGTCTCGGGATTGAATACGGATGCCATGGTATAAGGTTCCTATAAAAATTAGTCAGATAAAAATTAAGGTTAAATAAAGTCACGGTTAAAAAGAGGGATGGCTTTTGGTCAGGGGCCATACTTCGTGCCCTGTATGCATCACCAGAAACCAGACACTAGACTGCAGATCGGAGACTTCTCCTATAGACCAATCCCCACTGATTGGCCTAATTTCTACTGACTACTATCTGGCAAAGGGCTGGATGCAATGACTCCAGTCTGGCTGCCTCCGTAGCAATTAAGCCGATTGCTACCACGGTCAGGTTAGGCACCTGCTGCCTCGCTAGACGCCCGCCGTCTCGTTCTTACGTCTCCAGTTCTGTATCAAGGGGACGAAGGATGGTTGCATGTTATCTGCCCACGGAAGGTTCCGGGCCTTCAGCACAGTGTTCGGGGTGACTGTAGACCAGTAGAACTTTGTGTCTACCCGCTTGGTGTGGATCACGTCTGAGAAAAGCTTTGGAATCTTCGGGGCCAGTTTCTTCCCGATCGTGCTGATCATTGTGGAGATGCCTCCGGTCAGTTCGTCAGTCTCTTTCTCGATATGGCCTACGACTACTACGTGGCACTTCAGATCATTACAGACTTTCTCGATAAAGTTCTCGAGGTTGTCCATAGCTACGCCGTAATCAGCGGGAGACTTCATGGGCTTGGACCCGGCTACGAGGTTCATAGCCATATTGTTAATGCCTGAGAGACTGTCTATCCACAGGACTTGGGATTGATCGAAGTTGTCTACCGGGCCATACTCTTTGCCAGTGCGCTTGTCCACGTAATTGGACATAGCTACCAATAAATCCATGAACTCCTTGTGTTGCCCCTTGTTAATGTGCGGGAGAGATGTCAGGGTCTTGAAGTCAAGCGTGTTGATTTTCTTCGCGCTGTCAATCATCGTTTCCCAAGAAACAGTCGATGGGCTGATATAGTTCCAGTGGAGTTTGTCTGAAGGAATATCTGCGACGACCTCCATTCCGGGCTCAGTAAAGATTGCAAAGACCTCAAGGCCTGCTTCGATCAATGTTCTGAGAACGTGTGTCTTGCCAGTTCCGGCGTCTCCCATCAGGAGAGTCTTGGAGCCGGGGATATTGAACTTTGGCGTCACTTTCACGTGGTGAATTTCCGTCTGATTATTCATCGTTAACCCTTTGTAATTGATACATGATTAAAAAATCCCTGGCAAGTATTTCTTTTGGCAGGGCCTTGTTCCAATCCTCATCCCATGGGAGGTAGAGACAGCCCGGAGTAGGGCGGGAGGGAGTAGCTTCGTGCTTCTCGCAGGGGAGGTGCTCGACATATGTCTCCTGGCCTTCGACCGGGGATAGTGCCCAGACTTCGGAACACTTCGGGCAGAAGAAGGCTTTGCCTGTAGACATGTGGACCTCATTGAAGACCGGAGCGAGGTGCGCCGGGGCTTGCCCGATGTACTGATCCCGAATGAAGAAGTGTCTGGTAGCCATTAGTTCACCAGTCTCCAGACTACGAGGCAAAGACCTACGATTAGGACGAGCGAAGTGAAAGGTCCTAGATCAAAGGCTCCGACGGTAGTTCCAATAAGCACTCCGATGAGGTAACTCACTTTTCGCCTCCGTTCTCTGCCTCCGGGTCCTTCGCGAGAGGATTCCAGTGCTTGTTCTTGTAGTCTGTCGGAATCCAGGACTCAGGATTAGGACTAGAGCAAAGGCGGAGGAATTCGCATCCTCCGTAAGCCGCGCAAGCAGTTCCAAGGGCGTAGTCGAAGCTTGCTTCATTGTTCGTAGCCTGCCACAGTCTCCAGTGTTTAACCATTCTGTTAACATCGTTGATAAGCTGGTTAAGCCACCGTTCGATCTGCCACTTCGGGCGGTAGATGATAGCTTCAGCGTTTTCGAAGGACTTGGAGAGAATGGACTGACCCCGGATGATTGCTCCGACGACTGGCATACCAACTACTCCCGCTGCCCAACAGTAACCAGTGAATTGACTGTTCAAAGTCCACTGCTTCATCCAGCTAGGTCCGAGCCGGGAGGTCGTTTTATCATCCTCTACGAAGGGAGCATTCTGGAACTCCGCGAACATGTCGAAGCGACCTCCGTACAAGATAGGATTGCCAGTCTCTGGGTGGACTGTGTTAGGGATAGGCACCGCGAAAGTGAACTCAATTGCGTGCTTCCCGGAGGAGAGCTTCAGGGGCTTAATATGATCTTTGGACAGGGGACGAGTCTCAGCGTAATGGACTAGGGCAAGGAGCAGATTATCGAAGTTCTTCACGCTATCTTCTGGTGGCTGGTAATCCCCCCAGTACTTGATAGCTGCTATCAGCCCGTTGTCTAAGGCCTCCTGCTCTGTTGCCTGATCATCGTAGAAGCTCTTCCGCATAGTTTCCAGCCCGGCTGCGAAAGCTCCCCCGAAATGTAGGTGAGGGGAAGTCCAACGCGGACCAAGCTTCTGAATAGTGCTGCGGAAAAATTTCTGCGGGCAGACGAAGAACTGCTCTCGAGCCGTATTGTCGATCAGCTCCGGGAAAGAGGAGTGGAGGACGACTGGCTCCTGTTGCGGCAGATATGGGGCGGAGCCGTCATCGTTCAGAATGGAAAGGTCGAAGCTCATAGTGTGAATTTCCTTCCGCACTTTTGGCAAGTATACTCACCGTACCAGATATTATCTTCTCCGGTAATTTTATACCAAGCTCGATGAAATAGCGTACACCACAAAGCTTTCATTTCTTTTCCTCCTGCACCTGCGCGACGATGCTCATAAAGTCGTCATCCAGCTCGTCATCGGACATGCCCTTAGTTACCTGACGCTTAGCTGTCGTGTTAGTGGCTACGGCTACACGCTCGCCCCGGAGGGCAGCAATAGCCTCCCGGAGCTCTTCTCGTGTGTACGCTTCACCCGCGAGGACTCGCTTGCGGAGATCGTCGATGTTGACAGTCATTTTACGCCACCTCCTTTTTCGCGGCGATAGCTTCGGCAACTGCTTCTGCGGCACGAGCGGAAGTCACCACGCGGACCTCGTCAGAAGCTTCCGTAGGGTCTCCGGCATTCGCCAGTTCCCAGTTCATGTCTGCGAATTTTCCCAGTCCGTATTCCATAGCGTCCAGAAAGCTGAGAGCCTGCACGCGGAATGTGTGAGTCCACTTGCCCTTGTAATAGAACTCGACGCAGTATTCATCTAATGCTAATCCCATCTTTACCTCCTTCAAGTTGTCGGGGAGACTACTGTTAATCTCCCACGTGAAAAATCCATTGTATCAGCTTAATCGGCCTCTCGCAAGCCCCGAAAATCGCAGGCTCCTATCACTTATCTTCCTCCTGTAAGAACTTATTTACGATCTCGGGAAAGTTCTTCTCCAGATATTCCCGGATAGCTTCCTCTACATAATGGTTCCTGTTGCCGTAAGTTCTGCGCTCAAGAAAGGGGTCATAGTCAATTACCTCGAGAGCCTTGACTATCTTTTCGTCCAGATAGAAGGTTGTTTTCTTCTTCGGGTGTAGTGCTTTCGGGCGGCCAGTTCGTGCCATGTAGTCTCCTAGGAGAAAAGTGAAAGTTGAAAGTTGTCGATGTCCACCGGCTGCATATGCATATCGAAGCGAATACACGCGGGGCACTCTTCGACGTAGGTAGTAGTCGTGTTAACGACTTGCGGAAGAAGGGAGTGCGAGGCATCTACCGGGATGGAACAGTCCCAGGTATGGCCCCGGAGCTTGTGCGTGTGCCGGATCAGGACATTCCCGAGAAACTCTTGCTCTCCCTTGCAGCACTTGCAGATCTGGACTACGAGATGAGCTACCCGCGCGGTAGGCCTCCAGGGGGAGGTCTCGCCCATCAGCATAGATATGCGATTCGCCTCCTGCCCCTCGGAGACTTGGACTACTCCCGGAGAAAGGCTCTTCGCCTTCGGTGTACGCACAGCCAATCCACTAATGGCTGGCTTTTTCTTCTTACCGAACTCTTCGTCTATCTCCATGAAGAGAGCTTCAGCTGCCTTACGCAGACGCTCCTTTTCCTCGGGAGACTGGACTGGTTTCTTGGGCTGGCTATAGTAGATTGACATGGGGCTACGTCCTTTCGGGAGCAGGTTGAAGATGAGGATACTTTCCGCCAGTTTTCGGCTTGGCTGGAGCAGGCGGAATATGCGAAGCATTATATAATGCAATTCTCCGAGCGAAGGGATTCTTTTTCTCCTTCCAAATTTCTGACCACTGTGCCATTTTTTCTTTCCTCTTGTGTTGGGCAAGATCGCCCGAGGAGCTAGCTCGTGGGAACTAGCTCGCCGTGGGACCTTAGGCGTAAGGTGTAAGGGCTACATCCCGAATCTGGAGGGCAAAGCATCCGTCACAGATGAAGTCGCCAGTCTTCTCGTCGTAGGAATTGTCGTGGTGCCTGACAAAGTCCTCCGGGGTAAGGTTCATGAAATGAGCTGCCGTTTTGACTCCGGGAATGTCCCTTGCGATGCGATCGCAGCAGGTGCATACAGGTGTCGGGAAGGATTGCTGTTTGCTCATTTTAATTATCCTCTGTAATCAAGTCTGCAAAGAAGTTCTCCGATTTGGAATAGCTTACCCAAAACGAAGTGTCCAACGTGAAGATTCTCGCCAATGCGAATCATTTCCTTATGGTACAGGAAGTAATATAACTTATTCATAGATCGTTCCGTTCCAAGTTCCATCGAGGTCGTACTGTTGAATATTGCCCTGATCGTCGGGCTGTTGCCAGCCTTTCAGCTCACCCCGAGGAGACCAAATGTACTGAGGTTCGCGGGGGGCAGTCTGCCGGAGATACTCCTTGTAGGCCTGATTGCGGCTGTTAATAGCCCGCTGATTCATTTCATAGGTCTCTTCGGGAGTGGGCAGAGCTTGCGCCAGATGCTGGTGATAGACTTGTGTAACGCGCTGGTCGAAGTCTTGTTCAAGTTGCTCGCTGTCTCGGGCATCTGCCATTGGTAGGGAGCAGGCGGAGAGAAAGAGGAGAAGGGTAAGTGTACTTTTCATTTGGCCAGTTTCCTTTTTTCGAGCCACTGGTGATAGGCCTTGAGGCTTCCATAAGATTCTGCGGGAGCAGCATTTTCTAACCACCATACATAGTAGACAAGTAATTTTCTATTGATTGGGTCAGCCTTAGTTAATGCGTTTCTGAGGTCATTGCAGATAACTGCTTCAAGAAAACTGCCCGGTGCGATATGATGCTGCACATAACGCTCCAGTGATTCAACCATGTGAACGGGAAGCTCCTGTTCTATCCTTTTTTTACCTTCATTATCCATTATACTACCTCCTGTAAAAATCAATCTGTGGAACAACGCTACTTTTAGGGTCTTTTTGTGGGGTTTAAATCCGATATAATGTCCACAAAAACCCATCATATACGCTTCCATTGACACTCACAAGCGGAATTTTCGGGACTGTGGAAGGTAATTTTTGAGGGAAATTGGGCATAGTCTGCTGCAACTTTCCTCTGGACGAAGAAAAAGCCAGTCGCTTTTAGGAACTGGCTCTTTCGGTTGGGGCTAGGTGCTAGACGGCAGGCACTGTTTCTTGCTTCTTTTTCTCGGCCATGTCCTTTGCGACAGTCAGGAGATTTCCCTGCATCTTGAGGATTTCATCCTCGATCAAATGGACAGCGTCCCGGGCAACTCCGTAGTAGGTAGTTGTCTGCGTAGCGAAAGGAGTGCCATCCGCGTTGTGGATTTCTAGGGAAAGGCTTACATCTTGTTTATCTGCGGCCATGTTTTGTCTCCAGTTGATTTGAGGTAGAAGAGTGAATGAGCGTTATAGGTTGTAGGAAGAGAGCTCACCGGAAAGAAGAAAAGCCAGAGTTTTTAGGCTCTGGCTCTCTTGTAGGTGGAAGGAAATTACGCGGTTTCGAAGTCCAGGTCGATTTCCTCAGCCTTCGCGGTCTCAGCGCGCTTCCGGGCTGCTTCGGCACGGATCTCGGCGATCTTCGCCTTGACCTGCGCAGCGTTACGCCATGCCTTGCGCTTCTCGTCGGAGGCTTTCTCGACAGCTGCCTGCACGACCTCGATTGGGAGGTTCTTGAGGGAGGCGAGAGCCTGAACCAGCTCCCCAATATGAGGCTTGCTCTCGCCCGAGCCGCGGGAAGCAGTCCACTGATTGTCTTGCAGCTGCTTGATTACCTTCGACGCCGCTGCTTCGGCAAATTCGAAGTTGCCCTTCGCACTTGCAAAGGAGTCGCGCACTTTCTGCACCAGGCCATGACGGGTCAAGTTGTCTTGTTGCTCTTCGGGGAGCTCGGAGGGATTAACTTTCAGTTCCGAGCCGTTTGCAAAGGTAAAGTAAATAGTGCCATCTTGTCCGCTGGATACATTGCAGAAGGGAGCCTTCTTTTCTGCTGCTACTTCGTCTGCCGGAATGTTCTCGCCGTTTGCGTCAGTTTTGTTACGTGCCATTTTTACTACTCCTATAAAAAGTGAAAGACTGGTAATTTGTCTCAGGGGTTATCCGTCCCTAATGCCGTGTTGCAAATTGTATGATATGAGCTAGTGCTTCCTCTGTCAACAATTATTTTTTCTTACTATGGCCTATGGGGGTGGATAGCATGGGGTGAATCAGCCCGAGGAAACAGGCCTATTGCGGTCCTTGAACTGTCGCCGGGGAAGCCAGTGCCTTCAGCAAAGAGTATTGGGAATCATACTTGCGCCGAACTGCTTCGCAATCCGCGAGATACTTCGCCCGGAGAGCTTCTAGTTCTTCGGTCTGGGAGAAGCGGAGCTCGCGCTTGCGCTTGAGGAAGTATTGAGTCTCGATAAGCATGTGGAATGTCTCCTGTTATTGTTAAATTGGAATTTCACATTATGAGGAAGGACTGGCCTCTGGCAACTAGAGTTTTTCGGATGGCTCCGGCGGGGTGAAGTAGAGCTCCACCACGTGAGAGTTAAATTTGAAGAAATAGGTATCTCGCCGGGCGAGGTAAGCTTCGGCCTCCTCCCGGCTCTTGAATACGAGATCACTATCACGGAGATCAGTTGCGGTGACTATCCCGTAGCCGAAGAAGATCATTCGGGAGGCTCCAGGGATGACAGGTCATTTTTGAGAGTCTTGAGTTTATCCTGAGTCTTGTTTATTTCCTCCTTGAGGTTGAGTTCCTTTTGCTTGCGGATAGCTGCAGCTGCTGCCTCGGGAAGCTTCAAGTCGAAGCCGTAGTCCTTGTTGAGTTTGTAATAGGTTTGCTCGAATTGGATCAAGCGATGAAGGTGGAGCTGCTTTAAGGCTTTGTCCGCGTCGGATTCTACTTTCTGCTGAATGAAGTCTCGGGCTGCTTCGAGGGTATGAAATGGCCAGATAAGAGTCTCGATTCCTGAGCCATCGTAATATGCGTTCAGTCCCCACGAGAGCTCACTTTTAATATTACCGTAGAGGGAGAGAAGTCGCAAGCCGTTTCCGTTCCGGTACCTGTCCATTATCTCCATAGCTTCATTAAAAGGCTTGATGTTGTACTCGCTCCCGTAGGCTAAGACGAGGTACTTGATCCTTCCCTCGAGGAAGTCTACAACGTGCTGAATTGCGTCCACGCGGTGAACTCTCTTAGCTAGTTCCATGCGCTTTAGCTCTGCCTCTCGGATTTCCTCCTGGACACGAATTAGACGAGTGACCTTATCTGATATCTGTTCGTCTAACTCCTTTACTCTTTCCACCTTGATGGAAATAGGAGGCTCGGGGTAGACCTCTTGAACTATCTGTGGGACAGTGAATATGTCCTCCTCCGCAGAGTCATGTAGACGGGAGAGAATGTAGACTAAGTGCCCGCCGCCTATGACTGGAGAGCCGTACTCACACTTTGTTCCGTCCCCAAGATAGACGGTATCGCCTTTAGCTATTTTCATCTGTTTGCCTCGCTTTATTAAGTGCGTTGTGAGCTTCTGCGGCTGCATTATATTCCTCGACCAGAATAGTTATCGGGTCTGGAGGGGATAGTTTCTTCTGATGCAACTCTTGAATTACTCGTAGCTCCCTTATTAAATGAGCCGGACCCATTACTGCCTCAAGCAACTGTCTCAAGGCTGCTGCGTTAACTGTTACTGTTTCCATATTACTGCTCCTTATTTTTCTCGTGGAAGATATGTTTCTCTAGCTCCTTCATAAAAGTGCGCCGGAGGTCTCTGCGTATAAACTCCTGGTAGGACTCAGTATCCGAATACTGCCAAACTGGAGAGAATTGAACGACTGTAACTCTTTCTCCGGGAAGGTCTTTTCCATAGACTATCAACGTGGAGCGGAGAAGTGCAGCTCCTCCGAATGGACAGCGGGAGTGATTAGCATCTATTGGCTCCAGCAATATTTCTTCGAACTTCATTTGTAGTATCTCCCTATTTTGCTACGCAGGTGGACTTCACCCGCACATATGAATTATCTGTTTTGAACTCGTCCAGCCGGTCCTTCGCCAGTTCGCAGGTAAGTTTCGAACTGAACTCCTGCGTGTGAGCGTGAGGATTCGGCTGCGAGTTCGCCGTGAAAGTTACTATAATAAGCACCCAAGTACCCATTGTTGCTCCTTCTCCTTTCTCTAGAAATTTCCTGAGGCTCAGTCTTAGCCGACTGAGCCTACCAGACGTTGATCTGATTTACTTGTGTCTAATTGCCTGTGTAGAGCTTGCTCAACTCCTCGTGTTGGAGAATGAAGTGCCGGAGAGCATTATGCTTGAAGGGAGTCCTCTCGGAGATCTCCCGGAGGGTTGCTCCAGCCAAAATGCCCGCCCGGATAGTCTCGAGGTGAGGACTCCAGCGTTCCTCCTTTCGCTGCTTATTGCGGGCTGCGATGCGCTCCTTGACTGCCGGGGAGAATGGCTTCTGCTTTCTGCGATTTCTTGTAGGAGGCTGATAGCTATTGCTGGAGGCCTGAAGCCACGCCTGGAACATTAGATGGAGAGTTATGCCATAGTAAGTGTGCTTATTCTCGTTCCAGTCCAGATCTAGCTCGGGATGGTTAGAGCTTACCCACTGCTCGAATAGTTCGCGCTCAGTCACTTCGTATGCTCCTCTTGTATAGCCAGCGTGACATTCTGCCACTGCTGCATATTTGCTAGAATATACCCGGCAGCTTCATTATCCAGCGGGAATGTCCGAACAGTTGTCTGTACTCCGCCTCCGACATTCGCAGCTGCACCATAGTCCGAGACTATTACTGCTAATTTTATTTCCATCTTTGTTACTCCTCGACTTCAGTAAATTTTTTTGGAAGAACTAAGTACGGAAGTGGATTATCTTCCATTTCAAAAGTCTTTCCGACTAGGCTTTCTTTAGTGATCTCGTGGGGAATAGCTCCAGTTACATAGGGATCTACTGTAAGGATAAGTCCATCGTCCGTCTTACAATACAAATCCCCTTGGCTACTTATGTCTTCTACAGTTACTCTCATCTTCTTACTCCTTACTGGTTACTGGTTTCTTGTTTCTTTTCTTCGGGCCTCCGCGCCAGCCACCATTCTTTACATAGAGGGAGGCTAGCTTCTTCAACTCGGGATCATCGTCGATGTCGCCTTTAATTGTCGTCGGGCTGACGCCTAATTCCTTGGCAATTTGGCAGAGGAAGAGTCGTTTCAGGAGGAGCTCCCTCACTCTGGCTCGTTGGGCCTGTTGTCTGGCTTCCTTGCGCAAGCGGAGTGTGCCTCCACCCTTGAGGCCCTTTTCCTGCGGGGTCATTTTCTCCCGGTAGAAAGGAGCCGGGGACTGATTGAGGAGGGAGAGGAGAGAGAAGGAGCTCATAAGTCTTCTCCTTTCTTAGCTGCTTCAATTACTCCCGCGAAGGAGTCTGCATCGTAAGTTCTTCCGTCTACTATGATAAAAAAGGAGCGAGTCGCATCATCTTGCCCGAGCTTCACAGTCTTGTCACTTCCATCTTCGACGAAACCCATTAGCTGGCGAATTACCCGGAGTGCGTCCGCTTCTTTCTGGAGTCTGGAGATAGTCTGGTTTTTCAGTGTGATGACCTCAAGAGCTTTCGTGTACAGGCTCTGGTACTTTTCCTCGGGGCTCATTTCCGTGACTCCTCCATAATTTGCTGCAGATCAATCTTCAGCTGGAGAAACTCCTCCCGGATTGCCTCGAGCTGTTCCTTCATGCTGTCATCTGCCCGGAGCATTTCCGCGAGAGTCTTGGGCTGGAGACGGGTCAATTCATCGACTACTGCCTGTAGATCTTGTCTCCAGCGATCATGCCCATTGTAAGGCTGGTAAAAGAACACGAAGCGATCAAGAGCTGAAGCTGTCCCATCCCGGACCTTTTCAGTTACTGTAATTGAATCCGGAAGAACGTATCTGGTTTCTGGTACCTCTGGTGTTTGGTGGCTCATTTCTTATCCTTCAAAAAGCTATTCACTAAATCATCTTGCGTTGGACCAGCCGGGGGAGTAACAGTCTGGTGACTGATTGGCTGGTTACTGAGGGTAGGTTTCTGAGGAGTGATTCCTTGCTTTTCCTTAAACTTTCGCAAAGTCTCCTCCAGAGCTAAAACCTCACGCTCTGTGTCTCGGGGCTTGATCAGGAGATAGCTGTCGTCTATTGTAAACATTAGTGCGGCGGCTGACTCGGCTATTTGCTGATCCCTGGGACTGGGACTTTTCTTACACGCCTTGATATAATCATACAGACTAAATCTCAAGTGCTGCGCAGCCTTATTATCTTTACACTTATGCCTAAAAATCTCCCCGGTGGATGCTACTGTCTCAATCATAGTCGAGTAGATCATCGGGTAAGCTTGAGGATTCCTTGGTCTTGGCATATCAATTGCTCCTGTTAAGTGGATAATGGGTGATACGCCGGGAATATTGCGCCGGTTCGGTGTAGTCTGTCAAGCCCTCATTTCATTCCTGTAGCCTAAATTGGCCTTGACTCTAGATTGATCCCTAAGTTAACCCCTAGATTACCCCCTAGATTGTTGTAGGTTTATTTTATGGGGGTGTCCGGGTGGATACTTATTGTAGATATTATATTAGATATAAAATACACATTAAGTACTTACTCAAGCTTATATATAGTAGCTAGTAGTTATATATATTAAGAAGAGAAAAAAAAAATAAAAAAAAAACTGAGACTTCCACATATACCCCTAGCCATATATGGGCATATACATGCCATGTAAAATGTTCCTACAGCAATCTAGGGAGTAACTTAGGGAGTAATCTAGGGATCAATCTAGGGGGGAATTTCACATGACAAATCTAGGTAGGAATCAGGTAGGAATGAGAGCTGAGGGAATTACAGGAGAAAGAATGTGCTGGGCGGAATGGGAGCTATGGAGTATAAATCCAATAGGGAAAATTTGCATTGACAATTGCCGATGTGTCATTATGTCTAGTGGCTATGGAACGGGGAAATTGGCCTATTGGATTAACGCGCTAGAGCCATTCCCCGCCGAACCCATCCGTACATTTTTCATTCGCATAGGAACATAATCGTCACCTGAGTAATTAAGCCTAGCGTAAGGAGGCAACAAAAAAGCCCTCCGAAGAGGGCCAGGAGATTAGATCTCATCTTACTCCTTTCGGCAGGCGTTCCCGGCATTCATCTATTTCTGCGGGATATTCCTGCTGTTCATCTTTTCTCCTTTCAAATTTCAACTGCTGCATTTTGAGAAGCTCCCGCTGCTCTGCATCCCACAGTCGTCTTTCGATTAACTCCTTTAATTCTCCCAGGCGTTCATCACTTATCTGAGTCTGATGATAGTTTCCCCGCGTATCAGGAATTCCCAAATGCGTCTGGTTGTCATCAATACGCTCTACAACCATTCCGAAGGTGTCCCATACAGTTGTCATTTTACTCTCTTCTCCTTATCTGTTTCCTTTCGGCA